TCCGCCGCCAGCAAAACCTCAGGGAAAATCTGCTTGTACTCCTCCGAATCCATCAGATTTCGGACTTTCCGGCCAAACCGCTGGGCTAACTCGCCCGTGTGCGTAGCCTGAATGATCTTGGAATCCGGTTTTTGGCCCATTAACCAGGCGAGGAACAGATACGAAGTGAGTTCTGACTTACCATGACGCGGTGCAATATTAATAACTACCCGCTTTAGGTCGCCATGGACCAACTCCTGAAACTTCTTGGCCATGATTTTATGGTGCTCGCCGCAAATGAAGCTTGGCCACACGTATCTAACAAACGCCAAGAAATCATTCCTAGCACCTTCTCGCGCTTCTATCTGCGCAAGCCGCAACTCCAGCTTTAGGATCTCTTCGTCCGGTGCGTCTTGTTTCCCGTGAAACAATGTACTGTCCTTTCTGGCGTGTGTGGTGGCACGTAATGGACGCAAGCATACGCTAAGTTTTGAAATTTGCAAAAAATTTTTTTGGAAATCAATTTGCAAAACAAGGGGGTGGGTTTTAACTGGTTAAGTTTTGACCACCTGGCGATGGGGTGGTAAAGGAATAAAGCGAGAAGGAAGTCGAGCGAAGAGAGGTCAATCCTATAGGGACTCCGAAGGTGATAAAGCGGGCCCACCCACCCCCGCCATCCTCCAGGGAAGACTGGAAAAAAATTTTAGGGTCCATTATTTTTTATTTATGCCCAGCATGCTGGGCATAGCAAGAAAGAATTGGACAGTGGATCGTGGTACGGGTATGGCACTGGCGTGCCAGTGTTTGTGATCCGATTACAAACAAAAAACCCAGGCACTTGCGTGCCTGGGTTATCCGCTCGCGCGGCAGGAGTTAATCGATAAAGTTTAGTTTATTAAGTCGTAGTTGCAGTTCGATCTGCAGGTCCACCAGTTCCTCGAGTCTAGACTCGAGGGCCGATAGCGAGCGAAAATCCCCAGCATTATCTGCGCCATGCATGTGATCGTCAATCTCCTGAAGCTGGCGATCGATTGCGTCGATCTGCATCTCGAGGTCGGCGGCCTGATCCATGCGTTCGAGTTCATCACTCGAGTACAGATCTTCGGGGCATGTGACATTCGGATCCGATGTTGTTCGATAAAGTGCCATGATTGATCTCCGATTAATAGATGTGTTTCATCAACAGGTCATAGACCTGATCGGGCTCGATTGCCTCGAGTTCCTCATCCGTTAGCGGAGTTCCATCCTCATGTTCCGCATAGGAAATAAAGGCGTCGCAAAAATCCGGCGCATCCCATCCATGTACATCATCGAATTCAACATTAAAGTATTTCATATTCATTCTCCTGTATTTACTGGGGCACGATTGCCCCAGTGATGCAATTATAGCATTAATCAACAGTAACGGAAAAGGACAATTCTCTTACCTCATCGCGGACCATACTATACAAGCGGTCCGATAGGTGATCGGTCACCTTCTCCCCGATATCGGCATAATCATCAATGTCAAAATTATTCGACATCCAATCCCCGATTCGCGAATCGATTTCCGTGGTTAGCATGCCATTTTTGCCCAGATGATCAATGACACTTTCCACCATGTACGGGGCCAGTGCCTGAGCCAGTGCTTTTAATAATGTGTCTATAGCTTCGTGATGCATTTTCATTCTCCTGTATAAACCGGCGGCGGGTGCCGCCGGTCCCCTAATTATACTGCACCCCAAACCATCGCGTCAATTTTATTTTCCATTTCCTTGTATTTCTTTTTGCGTACATTCTTGGGAGCAAAGTGGCCCAGTAGCTGGGCCCCTTCCACCTGCGGAGTGTAATGCTTGATCTCGTAATTCATGGACCATGGGCCAGGGACCATCCAAAGGGTATATGCATACCCTGCCTTTTCCATGTATTCGATTAGATCCGGCAATTCGCGACGATTAGTCGTCGCGATCCATTCGGCCACCGATGATGCGAAAAAGTGAAATTCTTTCATGATTCTTTCTCCAGTATAAACCCGGCGGCGGGTGCCGCCGGGTGCCTTAATTATACCACTAACGCATCAGCCGCTTCCCACAATTTCGCATTAATCCGCGCATCATCACCCACCGATCGCAATACCCGGGTGCTGGACTGGCGGCGCGAGCGGTTCAGGTTAACCCCACCTTTAATTACATTCTCCTGAATGCGGTTTAATGTGTTCCACAGGCTGGACCCAGCATCACCAAAGCGGCGTGCGATTAATAGCGAATTATGGTCAAGGCCTTCGGGCCGATCATTGCCCCAGCGTTGGTCAATTTGGCCCATGAACCCGATCGATTGATCGCCGACAATTTGCGCGGCATTCGATCGATGGGAAACCGACACTTGGCCCATGACATTATCAGAGATGATCATCCCATTACAGCACACCATGCGGAAAATCCCCATCCACAATTTGAACCCGCTCGAGCCGTCGTGCGAATTCATTAGCACAACTTCGGGCAGGGATTGATTGGCGATGGTTGGCGCGTACTGGGGGCGAAACCGGATCAGGTGCTTGGCGAATGCGCGGTTATCAATATCGCGCGTTAGGGTTTGACCAGCAAACACCGGCACCAGGCCGCGATTATTTAACTCTTCAATTACATTGACTGTCGGGACAAATCCATAACGGTCCGACACTTTGGCGGCTGGCTCTTCCGCGAAAATCGAAGGGGCAATGCTAGCCAATTGATCAAGGGAAAAACCTGTCTCACTACGGGCTTGGGTATATCGTGCCATTCTTAATTCTCCTGTATGAATGCGCCGCCGGTTGGTGACGCTGGAATAATTAGAACATTATTCCAGCATCCTGTCAAGCAATATCATTGCAAAACCCACAATTAAAATCAGAATCATTCTGCATGCCCCATGAATTGATCTAGCGTATCCCGATAATTTGCCATTTCCTCATCACTTAAAGCCAATTCTTCGGCGGCCATGTCGAATAAATCCGCATCGCGTAACGCGATGCGGGCTATCTTTAGCCACGACAACAAATAAGGGTGGTCCATTTTCATTACGCGGCCCTCCCAATATCTCCCGCGATGTGATGCCGCAACAATGAACCGGGGGCCAAGCTTTTTGCAAATTGGACCAGCGCCGCCGCATCGTTAGCCGCGCCGCTCTTGCGTGTGCCATGCCACTGTATGGCCGTTGGACCTTGGGCCGCGTAGCATCCGCCAGCGCAATCGGTCCCCACTTTCTTTGCCCCCGTACCATGGGCCACGAACACCACAATATAGTCGCGGTCTGCGCGAGCGCATAAGGGCTTGCCATTGCCACATTGCATGCATGTAAAATTATCGGCGAGCTCTGCTGGACAGCGCACAAAGTTAACGCCGCGATATTCATGGCCCCCGGACCACTCGGTCCCAGCGGGAGCGGCCACTACGGCGGGCCGTCCAAGTGCCATTGCATCCACAGCCGCGTCCATGTCGTCGCAGCTTGCATTAATTACAGTCTGCCCAGGCCCAGCAATTGGAATATCCGCCGCCGGGAAATGCGAATAGGTCCACGCGGTCCCGTTACGCGGGACGGCATTTAATAGCGCAGTCAAATAATCGCGGTCGATCTGGTCCGCGCCAGCTTCTGGCGCGGGATTTAATCCGCATGTCTTAGGACATGTGCCATATGTATCGCGGCCCCCGGCCCGATATGTCACAGCAATAGGCCCGGTCTTTTTATTAGCGGACACTTGAACGGTTTTTAACATGATGCACCACCCTTTCTTCTGTATGAGTCGCCACTATAACATAGTCGTGTAGAAAATCAACAAGTATTTTATAGTGCTGGTCAAACTTTGACCAGTAAGCCCGCGCGGGCGCGGGCAGGCCCGCGATTCCGGGCCCAAGAACCCCGGACCAAGGGCCAAAAAGCCAAAACTTTTTTCACTTTTCAAGCCAAAAAGAGCAGGGGCCTAGTTTTTCCCGATCCTGTACCGCGCTTTAATATGCTTAATTCATTCTAAAGAACCCTTTAAAATAGGCACTTTCTGCCGTTTCTAACTGGTCAAACTTTAACCAGTAAGGAATTTTTATTCTTCTATCGCAAAACAATAAGATTTTCTGCACAACTGACACGCGCCGCGCTCCACTTCCCGGCCTTCATCGGACACAAAAAAGTCAGTCACTAACCGGATGCCATGCTTCGGGCAAGCCGGGAGGTCGTCCGGGTCAAGCAAATAAAGCACACCTTCAGGCCTCGTACGCTCGAATGTAGTCATCGACTGCCTCCTCAAGTGTCTCGTCAATTAAATTAGGTTTACGAAGTTCTGCGCAATCCTCGTCATTGAATTTATATCCAGTCCTAAACGAAGCGGCAAACTTCTTGATCTCGTCGTTAGTGCAATCCATCAGCCATTTATCGCTGAGCTTCATTTAACACCTCCGTATCTTGAAGCCACTCATCAGCATGGACGCACTCGCCCTCTCCAAAATCTTCGCCGTCTTCCCATGCCTCCCACGCCTCGTATTTAGCGGCCTCCTCGCTCTCGGCCTCGATTTCAAAGTGATAGACCTTGGTTTCTACTCTTGCAATAGCTACACGATACTTATTCATTAGTCCATCCTTTCTGCGCCGTTATAGGCGGCCTCTAAATCCTC